TCAGTTGGCACACCTATGTCCTTACTATTACCAAGAACTCGACCGCTAAAGGAATCTGACGCCAATGGAGCTGAACTGAAAACGATAGTAGATCCTGATATGGCGTATGCTGAAGTGTACTGTACAACACCTGAGATAGATATTAAGGCATTAGCATCTGTCTGAGGTACAACAGCAGTACCACCACTTGTTAAGTTAAATGTTGTTGTTGATCCATTAAATCCTGATGATATATCATCTAAGATTGTATATTGTCCATCTGTAGGAGCTGTTCCTATGTATGCCATATTTACTCCTTTGGATTATCCGTTCTTACTTTGTTATAAGCAGTCTTATAAGCATCCCATTTTGTAGAATCTTCACCTATTTCTTTTTCACAATATGCCTCTGCAAATTCTTGTAAAGAAGGATATGCAACTGCTCTATCCCTTTGATATTTATTGTTACTATATTGTGTTTGTAGCTTTTCAACTTTTGTTTTTATATCACTTTTAGATATTTCACTTGTTCCATCTAACCATTCTATAGTGCAAGAATCTACATCATCTCCTCTAACAACAACTTTAGCGTTAGGGTTTAAAGAAAGTATTGCATCTAAAATCATATTTCTATCTCCATCAAAACAACATTACTATGATTTGAATATCTTTGAGCGTACCATTGTGTGCCGCTATCTTGTTTTTGTAATGTATTTTTAACATATAATGCACTTGTTGTACCTGCTGTAAATTTTACAACATGGGTGACAGAAGATAAACCTGCTGTATCAGAACTATCTTGTGCTACTGCTGATCCTGTTACTTCTGTGCCAGAAATATCACCACTTGTTGTTCCATACACTAATCTTGAAAATAATCTTCCTGCACCACCATTACTTAGACCTCCAACACTCATAAAAGCTACAATAGTGTTAGATGATGAAGTTGGTGTTATTGCCGTTTCAAAGTTAAAAGTCTGTACATCTTGGTTATTAGCACCAACTTGTGTGTTATGAACTTGGCTAATTACTTGTATAACTTTTCCAAAACCTGTTACTTTAGCATTAGTAACTGCATCATCTGCTATCTTAGCTGTGCTTATAGCTGTATCAGCAATCTTAGCTGTACTAACAGCTGTGTCTGCTAACTTAGCTGTAGATATAGATCCGTCTGCTATATCTGCACCAGTAAGTATAGATCCTGTAGGTGTACGCCCAATATATGCCAACTTATGTAATCTCCATTATTGATAATGCTGCATCTATTTTTGCAGAAACAGAACAATCAACTTTTACAACATCTGTAGTTTGTAATACCACCTTACTACCAGTCAGTACTTCAAGAGTACCACCAACTGGAATAGGTGCATTTTTAACTACAAACACAGTTTGATTTGTTTCTGTATCAGAAGTATCTGATTCAATCTTAACACTAACATTTACTTCAGCTGTATGAATATTACATAGTAATAATCCTAGTACTACCGAAGTAGTAGAACTCGGTACTGTATATAGTGTTAAAGGTGTACCAGAACTAGATGGCATAGCATCATTAGTTTTTATTTTAAATGTATTAGCCATTCTATCCTTTCTAGCCTAATGCTATTGCTAGAGCTGTAGCATCATCTAACGAAGCTCCAGAACCAGCTATTGTTAATGTTTCATTACCACCATCACTACCTTCTGTAAAGGAAATGTTGCTTCCAGCTACTAGCTTTCCATTAAGAAATCCAGCAGTTGTATCATTACTTGACACTTTCACTAAAGCATCAGTATCAGCAGAAATGGCTACCCAGGCACTACCATTATAGAACTTTAATAGATTGCTTGTGGTATTGTAGAATAAATCACCTTCATCTAAAGATGATGTTGGATCACTTGATCCGATTCGATATTGGTTAGCAAATGTATTTACATTTGTAATATTAGTGGCAGTAGTATTAACATTGGCAATATTAGAAGCCACAGTAGTAACATTAGATGATACACCAGCGACAGTAGTAATATTAGAGTTATTACCAGCTACAGTATTAATATTAGAAGAATTAGAATTTACAGCGTTAATGTTAGTTGCATTGGAGTTTACAGCACTAACTGCACTAGATATTCCAGCAACAGTAGTTATATCGCTAGATATACCAGCAAGAGTATTCATGTTAGTTACATTAGAAGATGTAGCTAAAGTGTTCATATCACTTACAATATCTGCAGTAGCAAGTGTATTCATGTCAGATACTACATCAGCAGTACCCAGAGTATTCATATCTGCAACCACATCAGCAGTTGCTAAAGTATTCATATCAGAAACTATGTCAGCTGTGGCTAGGGTATTCATATCTGATACCACATCAGAAGTACCTAATAAGTTCATAGCAGTTACAGTTGCAGAACTACCTAAGACATTCATATCATTTACAACATCAGCAGTTCCTAAAATAGCCATATCTGCTACAGCATCTGAAGTACCTAATCTACCTATCTCTGTGGCTTTACCAGCTACAGTACCTATATCCGTTGCATCAGCAGCAACAGCATTGATATTAGTTGCATTACCAGCAACAGCTGTAACATTAGATGCAATACCACTTACTGTAGTAACATCACTAGCAATACCAGCAACAGTTGCTACATCTGTAATTGATTGACTAAACTCTAAAGCATTACCAGCACTATTAACTGTAAGTATTTTATTAGCTACTAACTCAGGGAATGTCAGGTTAAATGCAGTTGATGTAGATATCTTAGCTTTTGGAGAAAATAATATATCTCTCTCATTTTGCTGAATCATAGCAATAATTTTGTCTAGTTCAGTATTAAGTGTTTCTATAGGAAATGTACCAGATACAGGAAAATCAGAGGTTCTAGATACAGCTAAGTTTCTAGATATAGTATATTTATCATTAACAGTAGCACCACCACCTAATGTAATAGATCCACCACCTGATACACCAGCACCAGTAACAGAATATTGTGCAGCACTAGAAGGACTAGATGCAAGTGTTAATGTAGTATCTGCACCATCAGATACAGCTGTTTTAATAACTGTAAGATCACCATCAGCAAAAAACTCAAATGGTACAGTAAATGCAGTCTGTCCAGCAGTAGCTGTATACTGTATTCTAGGGGATGTGTCTGATATTGCTAATGCCATTTATCTTATACCTTTTTCAAATTTATCAAATAAACTATCTAAATACCATATATTCTGTAAAGGTAAAGATCTTCTTATAGCTCTAGCAGTTGTATAATCATAATTACCACTACCAGTATCTAACATTATTTCATATAAATTATAGGCTAGTGATCCCGAAGGTCCTACTAATCCTAGTTTTTGTCTATTTGTAGCATTATAAGGTTTACCAGCACCTAATGCTGGAGCTATACCTAATTCATTATCTGACATAACTTCTAACATTCTATTTAAATCACTAAATATACCAATCGCTCCTGATCTATCTAAAGCACTAGCTATTTTATCTCCTGTTTTCTTTTTAGAATAATCTCTATCAAAAGCTCTTTGTCTTACTGCATCTACCATAGCACCCATACCTACTAAGAACATTAAACCAATAAAAAAGTTTTGATCTCTTTCTTGTAAACCTCTCATCATAACAGCTTGTGTTGCTGCCATACCAAACTTTTTAAATTGAGATAATAAACCTCCTAATGGTTTATTCATCCATAATGGTACATCACCTTTATCTGGTGTAATAATAGTTGTTCTAATTTCTTTTCTTAAAGCATTACCAAATGCTTCTGCTGCTTCTCTGTCATCCCATAAATCAGATCTTGCTACTTTACTATATTTAAGATCTCCTTTTTCTGCACCACCAACACCTAAACCATATTTTTTATATTGTTGTACTATTCTTTTAGCCATTGATTTATCAATACTACCACTTAATAATTTAGCCATATTTTTTTGTGATATTGTTCCTTTAGTTGCTTGTTCTGCAAATTCAATAATTTTTGTACTACCAATATAAGAAGATGCTGTTTTCATGCCTGTATTCCAAACATTCATTAAATTTATAAATGTAAAATAAAATGAATTAGCAGCACCAGTAGCTCTTTCAACACTATTCAATCCATAAATCATTTCATCAACATTACCTATAGTATTAGCTCTACCAGCTATGGCTAAGTCTAATGCTTCTCCAACCATATTAGCTTCTTTTTTAGACATTTTTAATATTTGTCTATTTGATTGATTTGCAAATATTTCAAAAGTTTGACCAAACCCTTTTTTAATTCCATTTTGCATAATTAATCTTGCCATGTCTGGAGCAGCAGATAAAAAACCAGATAAAAAAATCATGTTTTGTATATTTTTTGTTGTTCTAATACCTGATTGAAAACCTGATTCTGGATTGTTAGTTAATCCATAAGTACCTCTTAGTAAATCTCTACTAGCTTCTATATCTCTAATATCATCTTGTTTTTTTTGTATAAGTTTTTCTCTGAGTTTAGGGCGTGTATTTTTTGGTGCTATTTTATTTATATAAGCATCCCATTCCATAGCTATTTGTGGAATACTAGGTCTATACCCACTATCAGGTCCTTTTAATCCCATCATAGCTACATCACCAAATACTTTAGATATTTCTATATCAGGCATAGTTGAGTTAAAATATTGTTTTGCTATAATATTAATATTATCTTCCATCCATCCTCTTTGCATTAAATAAGCATCATCTAATATCATTACTCTATTTCTTAAATGTTTTGATACTCCTGATGGTTGAAATGCAAAAGATAAATCAAATGTTTCATCTGGTTTTACAGCATCTCTAGGTAATTTATTAAATGGTGTGCTTGTAGCTATATCATCTACAATCTCATCTAATTCATTTACTGATATATTTATACCTTTGTTGTTAAAAGCTATTCTAAGATCTTTTTTAAAATCCTTTTTTTTATTTCTTATTAAATCTCTTTTCCAATATCTAGGTAAATAATCTTCTCTTAAAGGTCCTGTAGCGTTTATATTAATTAATCTAGCTTCTTCATCTGCTAATCTTGCTTCTATTTCAGCAAGTGTTTTAGTTACTCCATTTGATTCAGTAGTTTTTTTGTTTTCCCTTTTCATTTTATCTCTAGTTCTTTTTAAACCAGCTATAATAACTTTAGAATAAATGCTAAACAATTCTTCTGCATCTGCTTCTCTACCAATTCTAGTAAAAAAATTTTCTCTTAAATAACTTGCAACTTTATTTACTTCTGGAATGGGATCTTTAATATCTTTACTGACAAGTCTGTATGATATTCTTCTTTGAAATTCTCTTTCAGATATAGTTTTAATTCCTTTAAAACGCATTTCTGTTCTTTTAAACCTTGCATCCTGTCCAAGATTATTTTCTTGATATACTCTTTTTAAATAATCTTTATAACCACCTTTTGCATTTTGCCTTGCTTCTTCTACATAAATATATTTTCTTGCTATAGCAGATTCAATAGATTTTGTAGTAAATCCTGTATTCAATTTATTTTTATTTTGTAAAAGTTTTGTATCTAATAAATCTGTAGCTAATTCTCTGACTTGCAATATAGGAGATTTTAATAATCGAAACATAGGTGTAGCATTTGTTTTTTCTAAACCAGTTAATGTATTAGCAATAGCTTCATCATATAAGTCATCATTATATGACCTAGCTCCACCAGTATTAGTAGCATCTGCACCTACTCCTTTTGGACCTATTCTATTATCAGGATCAAGTATTCTACTATCTAATAATTCACCATTATTTTGTTTTGCTCTAGCAACTACTTCTTCTCTACCATCTAATAATAATTGCTGTTTGTTATATTTACCAACAGCTTCACCACCTTCAAAACTTTTTAATCTACCAATAGTATTAACTAACCCTGTAACTATAGCTGTACCTACTGGTACAAAATATGCTAATTCTTTTTCTCTATTTGCATTTATAGTTTGTTTATATAATTCTTCAGCTGTAGCTATAGCTGTAATTCTTTTTAAATTATATGCTCCACTTGCAGTTCTAAATGCTTTCATACTAAAAGCAGCATAAGTTACAGGATCTAATATACCTCCTGTAAGTCTACCTATAAAGTATGCTCCAGGATTTGTTGCAATCATTTCTGATTGTTCTTTTAGTTCATTTATTAAATATTTACTTTCTAATTTACTACCAGAGTTTCTAAAATAATCTATATTATCAACATATGGTTTTAATTGTTCATCATATAAGAAATCATATGTTGGATCTTTTTTAAAGTTTGCAGTTTTTTCCATTGTAGCTGCAAATGAAAGTGCAACTGAGTTTTCATCTAGTACACCTCTTTTAAATTGTTCTAACTTTGGGTTTTTAAAAAAACCATCTAGTGAGCTTTCAGGTATATCTAATTCATTAGGTATAATTCTTCTAGTAAAACCTTTAAGTGCTACATTACTCATTGTCCAAACATTCTTATATCTGGTTTATTTTCTTCTAAGTAATCTAATAAATCATCTCTATTAGTAAGACCATATGTTCCTGGATATAATATTGCATATAAAAAATTTTCTGCATATTTACTATTTAATCCTTGATCTTCAAAATAACTTAACAATTTATTATCAGATAAATAATCTTTAACAGCTTCAGTTACTATAGCTTTTTTTGAAAATTGTTTTCCATCATTAGTTGTCATTACATCATCAACACTAAGAAATTGTGGATCATCAATATCCATAGACATTTCATAACTATTAGAATAAATATTATTAGGATTTAAATTATAACTATAAACATTACCAGGTTCTTTTATAAAATAAAAAGCACCATCATTTAATAAATCATTTACTCTTTTCATATCTAATTTTACTTCATTAGCTTGTGAAGTTCCAAAATTATTAATGTATACTCCTGGATACATATCTTTCATTTTATCTTCACCATACTTAGCTTCCATACTTTTAATGTGTGTGTATATATGTCCTGTCATATACATTTCTTTATCTAATTTATTTGAATATGGTATTTGATTTTCAAGGGGATTTTGAACTAATTTACCACCATTATTCATTGATTCATAATTTGATATACCAAAACCCTCTCTGTTTAATCTATATGCAGTAGAATATAATGCTTGTTCTCTTACTTCTTGTATTTCTGATAAAAATTTATCAGGATTTTTTTTCATTAAAGAAAAATCAACACCATTATTTTTTAACTGTTGAACATAAATTTCATTAAATTGTTCTAAAATAACAGGATCTATTTGTAAATATTGTGGATAAGGATTATCTTTAAAATATTCTTCTCCTCCAAAACCAATAGACATTCCAATAGCTATTTTTTTCCATTCAGGTATGTTGGCGAATAAATCACTAAATGCTTCTGTTTTTTTAAATAGTTCATCTTCATCTAAACCAATATCCATATCTGTAAACGGAACATCAACATAAGGTAATTTATTATATAAAAATTTTCCAATAGCTTCTAAACCAAACTGTGATCTTAAATCTTCTGTAATTTTAAGTTGTACATTGTCCAATGTTATGTTCTGATTATTATCAATTAAAAATTTATTTATTTCATTTAAATCATATGGAGCTTCTACAAATGCTTTAAATTCTGTTTGTAAGTTTCTTAAATCATTTAAGTCTAAAATATTTACACCTTCATATAGTTGTCCTTTTGACATTTTTAAATATTGAAAAAATGTAGGTGTTTCAGATCCTGTAACTGTAGGAAAAAAAACATCGCTACCATTATTATTTATATAATTAAATAATTGCATACTTTGATTTACTCTTGTTATATCAAGATCTGTTAAATCTGTTTTTGTCATTATTCTATCTACATTAGAAAAATAATTATTTAAACCTGGAGGGTAATAACCATTTTGCATCATAGTTGCAGCAGCTTGAAAATTTTTAGTAGATTGTACATATTCATCACTAAAACCACCAGGACCAGAATCTGGTGTTGGATTGTTTAATACTATATCTACATCATTAACCATTTGATCTGCTGTATAATTATATAAACCACCTAATGATGAATATACATATCTTGATAAATCATCTTCACTAATATTAGTTGATAATTGTGTATTTATTTCAATAGTCAAATCTCCAATATTTGGTAATACACCATTATTTTGAAATTGTTTTCCAGCAATTATTTTATGAATACTTGTTGCTTCAATAGCACTATTTAAAGTTTTAGCAAATAATTCAGGGTTGTTATATAAATTAACTAAAGAATCTGTATTGTTTAAAGATTCTAATATACTTTTAGGTGTAGATTCTATTGATAATCTAGAATTATTTTTATAGTTATTTACAAATTCTGTTGAAAAAACTCCTTGTGTATATGTTTCTGCATTAATAGATTTTTGAATTTTATCTTGTTGTACTGATAATAAATTTGTTTTTGTAGTTTCTAAATTTTTAGCAACTTCTGCAATAGTTCTTTCATCCATATTGTATTTTCTTGCATCTGGATTTGTAACATAATTTTCAATGTAATCATCAATAGCTCTATCTAATATTTCTAAATCAGATGCTAATTTTTGTGTATCATTACTATCAAAATTTACATTAGCAACCATCATTTCAATCATTCCAATATTTCTTAAGGTTTCATATGCTATATTAGTTTTGTTACCTCTTTCTTCAATCATAGCTGGAGTCATTTCAAGAGGTTTTAATTGACTTAATACAATGTCATTTTTTGTTTGTGATGCTATATTAGGTAATACTTCATTAACAAATAATAAATCAATTTCTTGTTGTATTTTTTCATTGTTACCTTTGTTATTTTTTATAATTGTTTGTATAGAGCTATATGTACTATCATAATTCATATTAGCTAAAGTAGTTCCTTGTGTGCTTAAATTTATAAATTTTAAATCATTAGCATAATCTTTGACATTATTTACCGAATCAACAAAGTTAATATCTAATTTATTAGTTATATAATTTTGAAATCTTTGTGGTGCTTCTTTTAATTGTGTATCTCTATAGGTAATAAATTTTTCTCTAAGTTTTACTAAATCAGGATTTTGACTATTTAATTCTTCTCTAGTAGCTTGTTCTATAAAAATAGCACTACTTGTATCAAAATTGTTTTGCCATTCTTTATCCATAACATCTACTTGAAACTGTGTAATTTTATCTACAGTTTGTGAAGCATTTGCTATACTTGTTCCAATAGTATTTTGTGCTGTTCTAACAACACCAAAACTACCTTCTACTCCTGTTCTTCTGACACCTTTATTAAGGGATGATCCTCTTTCTAAAGCCATTAAAACTCGTTACCTCCACTATACATACCAGCTGCATTAGTTGTACCAAATCTTGCTCTTGATTCTCCAGGCGACATACCTGGTCTTATAGTTTTACTAGGACCTCTATAATAATTCATATATGTCCATCCATTTAATATTGAACTTCCAGCATCAACTATTGAACCAAATGTAGCTGATTGCATATCTATTTTAGAATTTATTATTTGTTGATCGTATTTAGATAAAGCTATTCTTGTATTAAGTTTTTGAGATCTAATATCTTCTATAGCAGAATTTCTAACATCATTTTGTATAGTTAAAAAAGATCTACTGTCATCTAAAATACCAGCAGCTCCAGCAATAACTTTATTATTACCTAATGTAATTTCCATTTGTTGCCTTCTTAAATTTTCTTCTTGTATCCCTCTAAGTTCTGTAACTTTTTTTTCTTCTTCATATCTTGCAATATCACTTTCTAATGCCTGTCTTTGTTGATATCCTTGGTATAAAGATGCACCAGCTGTTACACCAGCTGTAATCATAAACATTGTTGCTGGATTCATTCCACCCATTAATAAACAACCTCCAATGCTAATCCTAATATTTTAAGTGGTAATGGTTCTGTTTGTGTTATTTTTAATGTAGGTTCTCTATCATATCCCAAAAAGAAAAATTCTTTTTTACCAGATACTGCACTTACTGATTGATTTACATTAAAGTCTACTTGTCTAATAATTAAATTTTTTGCAGTTTTATCTGAAGCCTGTAAAGCAACATTCAAAGCATCTGATACATCAATAACTGCTCTTGATATTCTTTTTATTTGTCCTGTTAATGGACCATTTTGTACTTCTTTATCTATAGGCATAGTTTCAAGTGTTGGTGTATAATCAAATCCTAATTTAACACCAGCAGCATGAGCTTCATTTAATGTTATTGTATCTGATCCTGATGTAGTAAATGTTCCTAATGCCATTGTACCATCAACAGCATATACTGAAGTAGATGTCAAGTGCGTAGGAGTATTATGTAATCTTCCTTGAGCTATTGTAATTACTGCATTATCAGATGGTGTAGCTGCTAAGTTCTGATTTAATACCAAAGTAAAACCAGAAGCTGTAGCATTAACTGTTTGAATAGTATATTCTGTACTGTTACCAGCTATTGTAATTATATCATTAGGATTAGGAGCAGATGTATATCCATCTACATTCAGGCTAGATCCTGATTGACTACCACCATTAACTTTAGGTGCACCTTGTTGATTTAATGTAGTTATTCCAGAGCAATCTAATGTTAATGAATCATCATCTGCAAACTTTTCTAAGGTATATACTGTGCTACCTTCTAATTGTCTTTCAACAACTACAAATAAATTTTCATTAAGTGCTGTTATACTTTTGTATTTATCATTTGCTCTAGTACTCCATAATGTCCAACCAGCTATTTTTTCTGCTCTAACACTATGAAATAATGCAAGTGTTCCATCTGTATTAGTAAAAAATGCAAATTGTTCTGGTCTTGTAGATGTACCAGTAATCATTGTCATATCTACTGGGTTATTAATAACTTGTGAAGCAAGTATAGATATTGAAGTAGAAGCATAAGCTGATTCAACATCAGAAAATAAATACTCTCTAATAGATCTACCATTTTTTTGAGCATATAAAGTAGCTCCATCAAATATTACTGGTTTTGCTCTATTGCATCCATAAGGTGTTTGTCTAGTAAAAACTATATTAGATGGAGTAACAGCAGAAGTATCTGAAGATGTTGGAACAAAATATTCACCTCCATCAGTAAATAATTGTAAGTTTCTTGAACTAACTAAATGTCTAATTTCATTTATTCTATCACCAGTAACTGTAACATCTATAGCATCATCAGGTTGTCCTGTACCTATTTCAAAATTAAAATATTCTCCAACTTTAGAACCTATAACAGATCCAGGTTTATCTCTTACACCAGCAAAATATAATCTATTATCGTGAAATGTTACTGCTTGGGGAAAACCTCTAATAGAAGAAATTAATTGTTCTTCCCATAAAAAATGAGGACCAGCACTAACTGTATCTTCTATTACTGTAACTGTTACTACAGTAGCACTTGTAAATCCTGTTACTTTTACTTGTTTATTATTAACTAATAAATATTGTCCAATATAAGCACTTGTAAAAGCATCAGCACTTGCAGTTAATGTTCTACCAGTTCCTGTAGCATGAGCTGATAAAGTAACTGATATAGATGAAGCAGCATATTTATAAAAAGGTTGTGTAGATTTATTTACTCCACTTACTGATACAGATTCATCTTCTTCAAAAGCAAATAAAGAAACACTAAAAGAAGAAGCAGAAGCTCTTACTATTTTTACTATTGGATTATTTCTATGTACTATAAATACTGTATCACCAAACTGTGCATAGTTAAGTTCAAATAATTCTGATGTAGACCAATTACAATTAGAAGTAATATTAGATTGTATAGTAGATCCATTACTATCAAAAACATCTAATCTACCATCTGATAATGCAAATATTGCCATTTCATCATTAGAAAATATAAAGGGAATAATTCTTGAAGATCCAGGTAATGTAGCTTTATAAGTAGTTCCTGGTCTACGCATAATACCACCCTCATCTAATAAATACCAATTTCGTAAAGTTTTTGCTCCACTAAAATATGCAGATGCGTCTGTTCTTGTTACTAATAAAGGGTTTAACTCTCCACTTGAAAAGTTAGTATATACAGTTCTAAGGACATTCGCCATTAGTACCCTCCAGTTGTCAATCTATCCTGTATAAACCTTTTTGTATTTAAAACACTATTAGATACTTCTTGACTATCTATATTCTTTGCTATTCTCATTTGGTTTTCACCAAGTGTTTCAAACTGTTGTATCATAGCAGCATCTCTTGCTACTGATCCAGCAAATATTGCTGCTAACTTATATTGTAAACTTAATTTAAAGTATTCTGGAAACTCAGCTTCATCTTGTCTAAATATATAATCTGCTATTAATATATTAGTAGAACCATATGAATTACAAAAAATCTTATCTCCATACCTAGCATATTGTATGGGATTATCATTTACTGTAACTGTATTTAAAACTAATAGTTCAGGACTTGATGGTAGCTGATAAGCAAATTCATATCTTCCTGTAGGTGCATCAGCTAATAAAGAAAGTTGTTTTTGTTCTGTAGCAAACTTCCATCTGTGTCTTGATAAACAAGACTTCAGTATGTTTTCGTACATGTTAGAAGCAACTAAGGCTTCTGTTGAACCATCATCAAATGAAGAAATCGGAGAAGCTCCGATCATTATGATTGCTCTTGCACATATATCTACTTTTGTATCTGCCATTATAAAAGGGGGGTATTTAACCCCCCAATATGATTATGATAATAATGCAGTTGTTACTGTAGAGGATGTTGCAGCTGATACAATTAAAATATCTACTACACCATTTGATCCACCACTGTTTACAATGATTACATCACCAGCGTTCAGGTCGCCTGTTGCTGATAAAAAGTAATCTGCATCATCAATAGTTCCTATGGCATCTCCATCAGAGTAGTACCACATAGAATTACTATCTCCCATTTGAGAGATCTTCTTAATAGGATTTGAAGTTGCGTATGCCATGATTAACTCTCCCTACATTTCTGTACTCTACATCCATCAGTATCAATAAGTACTGCACCCATTGACATGTAAGATGTAGTTAGGTGTGATACCTTTTCAGGAATGTAGTTTACTTCAGTTCTTACATCTGAACCTACGCCTAATCCCATTGATGACTTATGCCATGCTAATGTGTGTCTATCATTAGAACCATCTTTTGATAAACCACTAAATGCCATCCACATAAATGAAATCCATCTCTTAGCTGTTAATCCACCTTTAAATGGAAGATCAGCTTCACCGATATACTCAGCTCTTGAGAATTGATCTATGGATAAAAGATCTGACCATTGATTTCCACCAATAACCCAATATCTTTGTCCATCATCTGGAACATCATTTTCTTGGAATGTTTCAAACATCTTCTTAGCTTTGATTAAAGACATACCAGCAGCAGAATCAGAGTTTGCGTTGTGAGCTACTGCTGTAGCACCAGCATCAAAAGTATCTGTTACGATACTGTCTGTTTTTCTACCAAGAGCATATGCTGCATTTTGAGCAACAATGTTTCTTTCATCAATGTTTACTTTTAGTTCGTCTAGTTTGTCCACATAGTCTGCTGCGTAAAAGTCGTTTAGTGTTGCAGTTACATTAGAGTGTACAGAGTTCATAGCGACAACTTCGGCATGTCTTGCTTTTGTTGAAGCAGAACCCTTGGCTACTTTTTGAAACTGAACAGTACTACCTTTTACGTTGCTAACATTACGGACCATATTCTTGAGCTTAGAGCCCATTCTTTGATAAGCCATATGCACTTCTGCTTCGAACTGCTTTATAAAGGCTTGGTCTATAGTTGCACTCATAATAAGTTTCCTTTCGAGTATTGTTAGTTAATAATCAAGTTGTCGTTATAAACTTTGGTATGTTATCCTATTGGGCATATTCCAGTCTATTTCGGCTTGTTAGTTGAGATATATTATATTTTTGTCATCTTTACAAGACCAGAAGCAATAAAAACATTGACATCCCCAAATGTAAATGAACCATCTGATTCTTCTATGTAAGATGAAAAAGTCTTTATATGCTTTTGATCTTTAGAGTATAAATATGCTTCTGTTGTAATAACAGCTGGTTTGACCGAATCCATGTCATTTTTAGACATCCATTCACTATGACCAGTAGGATCTTCCCATTTAAAAATATATTTCTTAAAAGGAAAGTCTTTATTCTTAGCCATATTTCTTTTCATATAATCGAGTTACTTTGTCATAGTATGCTTGATCTCTTTGTGATGGATCAAAGTATCTAGGATCATTCATCATTGATCTTAAATCTGTTTCTTCTAGTTCTGCATCTACAACTGTATTTGAATTAGGTAATGGTTGTGTTTTGGTTATATTCATTATTTCTTCTAATGCTTTTACACCTTCAGCTGTACTAGCTATTTTTGCGGCAACTTCATAAGATTCTGGAGTTAAATATTTTTTAGACCATAAATCTGCTGCTTCTACTCTAGTACTAGCATTATCACCTAACTTTTGCATTTCTTGTTGCATATCTGGTAAACCAGCAATTTCATTATTAACAAAAGCATTGACACCTCTATTAAATATATCTTGTGATAATCCATTATCTTTGCAAATATTAGACCACTCTTTTAATAGTTCTTGTTCTTTGTTTACCTCAATATTTATATGTTCAGGTACTTCAGGTATAACTATTTCATATTCTTCTGGTACGTTACCTATTCTTTCTTTTTCTAAATCTTCTCTAACTTGTTTAGATAGTTCATCTGTTCTCATACCAATCTTTTTTTCTAAAGCATTGTATGATGCACTTAGTTCATCTACCTTAACTTCATTTCTATCTGTATCCCAAAACTTTTCGGCTACATGTTCTGGTCTAGTTATTTCTTCTTTTTGTTCTGTAGCTGTTACTGCTTCAGATGTTGGTTCTGTAGTTTGTGTTGTTTCTTCTGACATTAACTCTCCTTATGTGCTTCTATTCTTTTTTTCATTATGAAATACAAATATCTCATCCCCTCTAAATGTCGTAGTTGGTCATTTGATACATCTCTACCAGCTACAGCATCTACTGTAATAGATTTTAAATAATTTAAAACCTTTTTTCCTAAATCTGTTTTGAATAATGCAGCAATATCAGCATTTAATTCTAACTCTGCTCCTTTAGATCTTTGGAATCCGTCTATTGAATAATGATAACCCTCAGGTTTGTTCCGTATCTGCTCCCAAGCCACCTTGTCCTCCTTGTGATTGCATTTGTTGTAATTGTTGCATTTGTTGTACAACTTGTTGTTGTTCAGCAGAATCTCTTATTAACTTTTCAGGTAAGTTCATTTTTTCTGCTAAATATCTAGCTACTTCTTCTTGTTTAACTATTAAGTTTAAAACTTGTGGTCCAAATGTTTGACCAATAGTAGCATTAAATCTATTTATATCTGCTATATCCTGTTCAAATTGTGCTCTTGATAAAGGTGATTCAGGTATAATTTTAATTTCTTTGTTATCTAAACTTGGAATAGTAATCTTTCCTTGTTTTTTAAGAATGTAAATAATTCTTTTAACTAATGGTTGTATAAATTCTGATTGCAATCTACCAAATGATGATCCTATTTGTCTTGAAAGATCTGCCATTCTTTCTGCAACTTCAGTAGCAGACATTGGTGTACCTTTTGTTGGACCAAGTGTATCCATATATAATGCTTTTCTAATATTGTTTCTCATATCATCTAACACTAATTGTGCTACATCAAATCTACCAGCACCATTAATAGGTTGTAATCCTCTAGATCCAGGAGCTACTGGAATTATTGTGCCAGGCACTAATGCAATATTATCTGTATTAATTACTCCATCATCTTCTAATTGATAGATACCAGATATATTCATTTGTGCATTTTCTAATATAAGCTCTACTGTAAGGTTTGTTGTTTTAATAGCTGCCATAGCATTAAATACTGGACCTCTACCATAAACTTCACCACTAGCTTTGTTCCATCTAAATGTAATAAATGGATTTGATCCAGCACCTTCAAATTGATCTTGTACTATTATTTTTTCATAATCTTGTACACATACAATATAATCATAAACTTCTTTATTAGGATCAGAGTAATTTCTCATTGTGCCTTCAATTACAGAAACTTTTTGATTTGGTTGATTAGCCATTATAGAAATTAATTGTTCATCTAATTCTGCTTTTGGATATAAAACTTTAATATCATTAATGTGCATAAATCTTCTTCTATAAATACAATCTATTCTATTATCAGGTCCACTATTTAATGTGATATGTGGTAAAGGTATTGAATTAAAAATTATTGGATTTGAAGATGGTCCTTCGTTTACAAGTAAACATCCTGTACCAATAGCACAGTCCATAAATGATTCATGTACTTCTTGGTTAAAATTTGAATTGTGTAATATTTCAAAAATATAATTTGTAATATCATCTAATTCTTTATCAATTCTTGGTGATAAATCTAATGGTATTTCAACACCTGATTTTAAATGCATCCATCTACCAAAAGTAGGAATCATAGCTGCTTGTAATCTACTAGCAAATTCTTGAATACCTACTACAGCTGTTTCATCAAATATTCTATCTGTTCTTTTTTGTCCAGGTGATTCTTCATAAAATGATTCTCTACCTGGCATAGTATATTCATATGCTTCTTCAAACTTAGATCTCCATACTGATTTTAAATCTTCTGCTAAAGAATATTTTTTTAAAAATAATTTAGGACTCATTTCTGCCATGTTTGCAGATGTTCTATAATTATTATATTCCATTAACCTTGACCACCAAAAGTTTTAGCAATAGTTGTAAATAATGATCTATTACCAACAGCTAACTCTCCAGTTCTACTTGCAGCGGCTCTTCTTTTTCTTTCTGCTTCTCTTTGTGCTTCTGTCATTGAATTAAACTCATTAGCTTCTGTTGGTGTCATATTGACAGTTTTATTTTTATCTGGAACAGGACTATCTGAATAATCATAAAATCCTCTTGTAGAAGTACTATTTACATAATCTGTATAAGGTGTTTGTGATGAAGATAATAATATTGATGGAATAAATGGAGCACCAGCTAAAGCTGTTATACCAGCTAAACCCATTTTAAATTTTTGTTGTGAATCATACATTTGTTTTGATAAAGGTATTCTATATCTTCTAGATTCTTCATACGCACCTCTAGTTAAATTTGTAAATGTTAATCCCTTATCTGTTTGTACACCAGCTGTAAAAGATCCTGTATCTTTGTTAAAAGTACCAAGACCTTGTGATGCTAAATATTTATTTCTAGCTTGTGAATATTTGCTACCATACATTTGATCTCCATCAGTATTAGTAGCAAAAATTGCATTATTAGTTTGTGTAATACCTAATTCACTTCTAGCAGATTCATCAGCTTTTCTTCCAGCTCTTTTTATTTTAGCATTTTCATTAATTGCTTTTGGTGTACCTCCAGTAGAAGATGCCATTCCTCCTGA